TCTTCGGTATTCGATTGCGGCTGGCCCTCTGGACAGAGGACGATCTCAACTTCTGGCAATGCTTTCTGCACTGCTGCGACAAAAGCCTTTGCCAGAAATTCGGAGGTGTCGCCCAGAGAATCTTGGTTGATGTGATATTTCATGCCCGCCGTAGCCTCCTCCAGCAGCGACGACCATGCAGCCGCATCGAACTCGAAAATGACGGGGTTGCCCGTGCGGCTGTCGAAGGGGCCAACCTCCAAAGTCACCTCCACACCCCCAGCGTCGGTGACTCTGAGGGTGTAATGAGCAGAATTGATTGCATCGAAAAACCAACGCTCCAGATTGATCTGAGCGCCCTCAGAACGGGGGAGCGTGCGGTTGTTGTTCAGCAGGCCGAGCGAGCGCAGATGAGTGCTGACTCTGCGGTGGTGCAGCTCGATGAATTCTTTGACGATCTGACGTTGCTTCTCGTTCATTGGTCTAGTTCCTCTATAGCCGTTGTTACTAACCGTTAAATTCTACTTTAGCATAAACAAAGCACAATGCACAAGGTGACAATGAATGTTGTGGACGCTTGAGAGTGAAGGCTTGAGAATAAAGGTTTGAGAGTAAAGGTTTGAGAGCTTGAGAGTCTGGCGGATGGCGAAAAAAGCCCGCGCACGGCGGGCTTTGGGGGCTTAGCCGTTGACCATGTGGTTGGTGAAGGTGACCTGCACTTCCACATAGCCGTCGGGCCATGCTTTGTAGGCTTCTGAAATCGCATCAGTCGCGAGTAGGACATTCGCGCGAAACGATTCATCGTACACGCCGTCGCAAAACACCAGGCGCGCAATAAGGTCGCGGGTTTCCGGCTGACCTTTCACCTGGATAGTCGCATACACTGTGATTGTCGCAGCCGCAACTGCGCTCCACCCCTTGTTGACAGTATTGACGTTGGCCATCTTGGTTCCTCGATTAGTTATCCAAGACCTTGCGGTTTCGGCGGGGGAACCACCCCCGCCCTCATCAGTTGGATTTATTTTCGGCAAGGCATCACGACGCCAACTCGGTCGGGTTCATTTTCAGCAACAACGCGCACTGGGCGCGAATTGTCAAATATGTCTAGCCGAATGACGGGTTCCTTGCCGCGCCCCGCTGATAGTGCTTGGGCCAGTTCCAGAACGTACTGAGCGTTGAGGTAGACACTAATAACGGGCTTCTCAGAATCGTCTGGCAAGACCCACTCGTAGTCGGGAAACTTGCCATTATCTACGCGCTCGTAGTGCGCCAGCGGTTTGCCGCTGTCTGAATCAATCAGCGTTGCATCTTCGTTGCAGACAATCTCGGCGGATTCCAGCTTGCGCTTGCGCGCATCTTTAATCGCATCAAGCGGCACTGGACCGCTTGTGTCCGCTGGACTGACTTCAACAGGAATGCGGACTAGTTTGTGGCCGTCTGTAGCAATCAGGCACTTGTTTTCAACGTCCAGATGCGGATCGCGAATATATGGACGCGCATCTTTCACGCCTGCGATTTTTTCAAGTTTCAGTTTTGGATCAATCTTCATCTCTATTTCCTCGATTAGTTTTCCAAGACCCCGCACCTCCGCCGGGGGTTTCGGCGCGGGAACAACCCGCGCACCTCGTCAGTTGGAATCTATCGGAACCAACGGTTAGCAATGCCGTGACCCATTGCCAATCGTGCCTGGTTTACGAGCCAATCGTTCGGGGTCATATCGTGACCGTCGCCGTATTCTATGGGGTTGTCTTCGTTCCAGAACATTTGCAACGCCTCGGCTAGTACCGCGCAAGCCGCCGCACGATACTCCACGCACCAATACTGCCCGGTGCAGTAGTCGACTTTATAGGTGCCGTTCTCGGCGTTCTTGGTAAACGTCAATCTCCCAGAGAACGCTCGGCGGGACGCTTCGATCAGATCGTCCTCGGTAATGGGTTTATGTATGGAAGCCGTTCTCACTACCTTGGAAGCCAGCGCCCGAAAGTCGTGGAGTTGCTTCGTTATGCGGCGCGACTCGTTGCGGTAGGACTTAACGTCACCATAATTCCAGAACTCTAGTCTTGGGCCTTTATTAACGAATGCGGTCAGTGCTTCGATTATGCTAATCATTGGTCTGGTCTCCTTTGTTGTTAGTCAATTAAAAAAAACGTCCGGCACAGATCGGGCCGATACCGTTTTTGATGGATTCGGGGTTGGTCAACTCACGCCCACAGCAGCCGCAGACGCCGGTAGTGATGCCGTGGGCCTTTAGCTCGCCTTCGAAGTCAGCAAGGATTGCTGTGAGGCGCTGATGGTCGGTCTCGGTGCAGTCGCGGGAAGGGTAGAAGGCGCCGTCATCCGGCGTAATTTTGCCGAGGTATTCGGCTTCGTATTCGGCCCCGCGCTTGACATAGATACAGCCGATATTCTTGCCCGACGTCGCCAGACTCAGCGCCATACCATCGAATCTAAGCGCGGGCCATCTTAGGCCGCTGGCGGCGGCGTTGCGGAGTGATCGGTAAACGGCCTCGATATCGAGTGTGGGCTGATCTGTTTCGGCGCGCGGCTCGCGTAGCTCGAACTTACCCTCGGCAATGAGTTCAGCCGCTAACGCCTCGAGCGTGATCGGCTCGGCAATCTTGACGAGTTCGCGTTCGGTCTGTTTTTGCACGATTTCGTTGATAACGCCTTGTTTGCTCACGACCAGTTCAATCACTCGATGGTCAAGACTTTGGTCGATGACCAGATGGACACAATGCACGGGTGAGTGCTGGCCTATTCGATGGAGGCGATCCTCGCATTGGTCTAACGTCGCGGGAGTCCAATCCATCTCACAAAATACGCAGACTGAGGCGCGGGTAAGGGTGATGCCGACGCCCGCGCTTTTCATCCCGCCGATAAATACATCCGCATCGCCATTCTGGAAAGCATCGACGCTCTGCTGCTTCTGCTCTGCGGTCATTTTCCCATGCAGCATGACAACGCTTCGCCCCTGATCCCGCAGCCCTTCGGCAAGCGCCTCCATCACATCATGGTGATGCGCGAACACGACAACCGGCTCAGTGATGCCTTCGAGATGATCGAGAACGGCTGGCACCTTCGCCAGCGCGGTCTGATGTCGAACTTTGCTCATCTCAGCAAAGTCTACCGCGCCGCCCGACTCGATCATCGTCAGGGCTTCGGTTAGCGCCTCATCGACGCGATCCGCAGACCGCTCGGCTTGCAGCACTTTTTTGTACTTGTCAGCGGGTAGCACGATCACTTGGCGACGCTTCGCCGGTAGGTCGGTCAGTACCTCGGATTTCTCGCGGCGAATCATGATCGACGAGCGCAGCCGCTGGCGCAGCTCGTCAAGATTGCTCGAGCCGCTGGCATCGTACCCCCAGCGGCCGTGATGCCCGTCGCAATAGTGACTGGCGAATTTAATCCAGGCGTTCTTCCCGCCAAAATCATCTGGATCGAGATATTCGAGGATCGGTTGCAATTCGATGGGCCGGTTCGGCACGGGCGTTCCGGTCAGCGCATAGCGCCTTCGGGCGGGGATCTGCACGGCCCGCTTGGTCCGAGCCGCTTTCGGATTTTTGAGGTAATGTGACTCGTCAAATACTACGCAATCCCACTCGCGGCTGTTCAGTCGCTCGGAGTGCTTCGAGAGAACGTCATAGTTGATTATGACGATATCAGGATCGGCTGGGATGGATTCCTTTCCGCCATTGATGACATCGATTCGGCGGGGAATGACCAACCACTTGTTCAGCTCATTGCGCCAGTTCAGCTTCAGACTAGCGGGCACTACTATCAGCACCGTCCGCAGCTCGTCGGGAATTTTGTTCAATAGACCGCATATCTGAATTGTTTTGCCGAGACCCATTGGGTCCGCAAGCAACGCGCTGTGGCGTTCTTCTAACGCCTTCACGCCGCCGCGTTGGTATGGGAGGTACGCCAGCCCCGCAGGTACTGGGATATCGTAGTCAACCGGCGCGTCGATTGCTTGCGACGATGCCGCCAGACCAGCAGTCGCGGCGACTTTCTCGGGGTTGCGTTCGTTGTCATCGACCACAAGAAAACTTCCCGGCTTGTAGACTCGAAAGCCCTCGGCTTTCACGCGGGCTTTATGCTCGCGCCACAAGTCCCAGAATATCGGCGTTGGCGGTGCGGTCCTGACCGCGCGGCCTTTGATGGTGTCTTCGGACCAGTTTAGGCCGAGGTCGGTTTGGTCAGTCATTTTGGTCGGCTCCTCGTCAGTTGGACTGTCAGATTCAGATTTTACAAACAAACAAAGCACAATGCAACAGAGAAACAATAACTGTGAGCTTGAGAATAAAGGTTTGAGAGCTTGAGAGTGAAAGCAAAGCCCGCGCACGGCGGGCTTTTTGGGGAAGGAAGCGCCAACCGGCGCGCTTTGTCATGCGATTATTCGGTATCGCAAATGCTTGCCAGACGCCTTCTTTTTGATGTCGCCGTCGCCGTCGCAATAAATCCACGCGCCGCGCTTGACGCCCGTAAATTCCTGCTCGCCCACTTCCACCTGGCGTGGACGCCGCCCGCGCCAGCGGGTCTCGAAAACGGTGTACGTCCCCTCGACTTTGACTCCTGCGGCGGAGGCGCTGGGCGTGCTGCATTCCGCGATTCGCTTTTGTTGTTCGCTTGCAGCCAGCGCACTCCAGCGGTCCACAAGCTGGTTCACATCGTAAAACGCAATCCGGTTAAAATAGGTTCCACCAGAATGATGCCATTCAGCGGATCGCCACAATCCGGTTTTGGCTAAATGTTGGGCTAGCTTTAGCGTGTGTTTCCAGCCGCCCCGACGCAACTCGACAGCGGTCCACCGAGAGAGCGGTTGGCGACCGGCGCTGTATGCGGCGACCGCGCGATTGCTCATCCCGGCATCGTGATCGTAACCCCCAAAATCCTCGGGGCCGAGCGCATTTGTGGATCTGTTGGTCATATTGGTTCCTCGTTTGCGGTAGTGATCGGAGTGATCACAGTCATACCCGCCTTCCGGGCGGGCATGGTGTGGTCGCTCAGATTGATCTGTTACTTTGACGCAATCCCGGCCCTTACCGCGAATTCTGGGTCGTGCTCTACGACCACGCGGGCGAATCGTTGCGTTAACAACGCTCGCGCGTGGGACCACGGCCACCGATGGGACGGTTCGCGGATGTTCGCCAGATATTCGAACACGTATTCCGGCGTTGAGGCGGTCGCTTCTACGCACCTGCCCCGCCGGTTTTGCATCCCCAGACCCCGAAGGTCGCTCCAGCCGAGAGTCGCTTTCGGCAAATATTCTATTGTTTCCATCGTAATTTCCCGTTGGTTTGTGCGTGGTTGCACCCAGAAACCCGGCATAAGCCGGGTTCTGGGGTTGCGGGTGTGGGCTGGGTTTCAGGTATGCGCGTAGCCGTCCGGCTCGATGCCGACGTACATCCCGCACCACGGCACCATGACGTAGCCGAACCCCGGTTCCACCGTTCGGCGGAACTGCCGATAAGTGACCCCCAGTGGTTGACGGTCGTAGATTGCTTTCAGTGATTTTCTCTGGTCTCTGGTTAGCCTGGTCATTTTAGTCAAAGCTCTCGAGATTTCAGGATGAGGCGGGACAAATCGAGCCGCAGGTGCGCTTCCGCGCACAAAAACATTCCAAAGAGATTCAGCACTCCACCGAGCCGTCTGCGTATTCGGCGCAGAGCGGGTGTGGTCTGATTCACCAGTGAGTAATAGGTTCCCGGTTGCGCAAACAGCACTCGATCCAGATCGGCTCGAGTCCTGTCCGCTCGGTTTCTGCGTTTGTGTTCAGCTGTCATTTGGTCGGCTCCTATGATTGCGGTAGTGATCAATATGATCACAGGCATACCCGCCGAAAGGCGGGTATGGTCTGATCACTTGGCGGAAAGTTCCAGGAATCGCCTAGGCAGCACGACACCGTCGTGGCAATCAGTGCAGCATTGACCTTCGGCTACTGGTTCAGCGTTTTGGCCTTGCGTCCAGAATACTTCCCCATCGTCCGTTTTTTGGTGTTCGATATCTCCCTCACAAATCACGCATTTATGAATTGTTGAATCTATTGCTTCCATTGTAATCTCCCGTTGGTTTGTGTGTGGTTGCACCTCAAAACCCCACGTGAAGCGGGGTTTTGGGGTTGCGGGTGTGAGTCAGGATTACAGCGTCGGTGTGACAACCTCGATGACATAGCCCAGTCTTTTTATCGCGTCGATATTGTGGCGGCTCAGGGTTTTAGTTCCCGCGAGCTGCGCGAACTCTGTGGCGGAGTCGCAGGCAGGATAGATTCTTTCATTGCCATACACGTTGCGGATTTCTACGCGGACAATTGTTCGAGCAGTCATATCAGCTCCTACTAGGATGGTTGTTCGAGCAGTCATGTTCTTGCCTCATAGTTCAGGATGGCGCAATCAGCCGCTTCATTCGGCGTCAATCCCTCACCCAACGCAACGATAGCTTGACGCATAGAACCATCGAACATTCGTATGCGAGATCCGCCGCGAATATCCCCAACGTAGGTGTTGTTATGGTTGTCATACATAACCGCAACATGATGAACATTGCCCGCTTTGTCTTTTCTCGGAAGTAACTGTGGTGTGTATTTCATGTCAGCTCTCTTTAATGGTCCGGGTAACCTAATCGATCACGCGCTACATTGCAACAGTTCTACAGCATGCTTCAACTATTTATATATCTGTCAGTTATGGTGCATGGCTGGTTACTGGCTGCGCGGGCGCTTATCCGCGCTACCATTGCGGCATGGCTAAAACATCATCGAATGATCTTACATCTAAGCAGCGTCGCTTCTGCCGTCTGGTTGGCGGCGGGACCATGAGCAACGCGGAAGCGTACCGTCAGGCGTACGATGTTCATGGCAGCAAGAAGACCAGCATGGAGGCAGCAAGCCGTCTTATGGCAGACGACAAGGTCTCAGCAATGGTGGAGTCGATATATGTTAAAAAAGAGCAGGTTTTGTTGGTTAGAGCCGTGGATCATCGCCGTTTAATTCTCGACCGTCTCGAGCTAGCCGTCGATGATGACGATTTCGGCATCAATAGATTGCGGGCTATCGGATTACTAGCAGACGTTACCGGCATGAAGCGATCCGGTATCGACGTATCTACCCGTGATACTCGCAGTAGCGAAACTATTCTTGCGGAGCTGCGTGCCAAGCTGTCCTCATTGACGGAGTTGGGGCTGATAGACGCCGCCATTGATCATGGCGACGATATGGATTCGGATGCCGTCGTCGATTCTGCTGCCGGTAGCGATCCGATCCGCCACTAGCAACGATACCTATTATATAGGCGCAGCTATGAAGCATAGCTTCACTGCGAATTACCGCTAAACTCCACCTATATATAGACACAGCAACTCCGCAGCCAAAAACCGCCCTCATCTATGCCCGCCGCACGTCACGTCCGCGCGCACAAAAAAGGGTGCCCTAACGCCAAATTTCCTGCCGGGTTCGCCTTTTGCCCAGGCACACCCCGGCCCCACCCTATTTCGATGACCCAGGGCTGGAGAGTTATACGTATTGATCCACTCAAACAATTCCCAATTTTAGCCTAAGTCTACCCAAGCGATGATTCATTTTTAGTAAAACCCCATCAATTTGTACTCTAGCCATGATGTTACTTTGTGCGGCAGCCTGTTTTTTCTCAGAAAAGGGGGTAGGGAACCTAATTGGATAATTTTTTTCCCAAAAAAAAAATTATTAGAAAAAATTATAAACAGTGATTCACTTGCAATGAGCGGCGTTTTGCTGTATTAAACGACGTTGATATATAGCAGCAGTTGATACCAACATCTTTGGTATCAGCAATGAGAGTAAATTTCAGCTTTCTTTTTTTTCTAGTTTTTAGCTTTAAAAAGCTAAAAACAAGCTGAGTTGAAACAAGAGCAGCTATATATCAACGTCGATTTTGGGCGGTGGTTTGGCAGCTTATCGGCGCGTCCACTTGCGTCAATTTGAGGCGATCCCCTATTCACCTCATATGCCACTCTATCCGCCCTTTTTTTCTTAATTTCTCCCTGCTTGGGGTATTTTTCAGTTAGGCGTATCTTGGGTTTTTTCTGGTATATTCTTTTGTTGCAATGCTGACTGGATAACCTGACCCTTCTGTTATGGAGGCTGATACTCAAGCGATGGACGTCGCCCTGAAGGCTTTAGAGCGTATTGATGCTCATGAGCGGGAGTGTGGGGAACGCTGGGCGGAGGCTATCTTTGAACTGAAGAATCTGAAGACAGCCACCGATTCCCACGCGGATCGCTGGGAGCGGCTCGCTTGGCTGGTGGTTGCGGCGGTGGTGGTGCATATTTTTAGTGGGTTGTTTTAGAAGTAGTGAGGAACTTTTAGGATGTGTCATGCAATTCTTTTTACTGGAACTCGTTTTATGGACGGGTTATATCGGGAAGTCACCCTAGCTTCCGCATGTGCTGAATCTCTCAGGGAGAAGTTCCCAAACTTACGGGTGGATCTAATTCAAGTGAGTGAAGGTTTCAACCTTTCTGATGATATGTTTTGGGTAGATCACCTGGAGGAATTAGAGGAGTTAAACAGCGCAGGAGATAGACGAGCTAAAAGGACTCTGACTGATGTATCAGTATAGAGGCGTAATCTATGCTAATAGACTGTGGCTTAACTAA